CAGGAGCTGTTGGTACTGGTGCGCCGTGGGGTGGTGCTTCTCCTAATACACTAGTGAGAGTTGTAGAACAACTTCTAGGTCAATGTTATGGTGACAGTGGTACTCTTCTACAAAAGAATTTTCCTACAGATCCTGAGTTACCGTTACCACCTCCTGTTCACATTCCGTGGGACCCTCTGTTATCACAGATTGTTGGTCTTGGACTGGGAGCACCTTTGACTCCTGATATATTATTTGTTCCTCCTACTGCAGATGATGAAGATAGTGGTAAGGTTTGTACCTCTCCACCAGGGACAACTAATGCATCTCCAATTACTGTAGAATGCGACAACGATAAGAACTTAGAACTTCAAGATTGTATTCAGAATCATCTTGATTGTTTCTTCAGACCCTTTGTTGGTGGTGCGTGGAAACCACCTCAGGCAGACTGTGATTCATTCGTTCCTAAAGCAACGTATGGTACAACCAATATGGTTTGTATCAGAAATTGTGTTACCGAAAGAGCACCTGTATTTGAAATGAGAAAAGGTATGGGTACTCCAGGGACTGCTATCTTCAATGGTGCCAACACTGTAACTGTTACTGGTAATACTTCTCAAACAATATCTTTTCATTTTGAGTGGGATGATAACCCTAGAACAGCAGGCACTGCTGTAGATAGTATTACTGTTAGTGGCACTACCTTTACTAGAGTTGGGGAGAAAGGAAAGCAGACAATAGCAATCACACTCGCACCTGGGGACCATAGTATTTCTTACTCAGGTCTATCTGGTTCTGGATATTCTGTTGACAATGATAAGAACTATGGTGACAACAAGTCGATTGCATTCAAAGACAATGATGGTAATGATGCCAACGCAAGGTTTTCTATCTTAGGTAATAATAATATTGGCAGAGATCATAGGTACAGTCTTTCAGACACACCTGATGCAGGTTATCAGCAGGTAGGTGTATCATTTTATGGCAACATAGTTCCATCAAGTACAGGACGTAGTATTTCAGTACATAGAACCTTCTCAGCATCTAGACAAGACACTCAGTTAGTATCTGATGTTGCAGGTGAGAGTAGTGACCTAGATGAAGGTGGTTACCAACCACGTGATGAGATTCTTTTCTATGGATATAGAGAGGCAGAAGATATGATCTCAGAACTGATGGAGGGTGAGAAACCTGCACCTCTACATCGGTACTATAGTTTTGAGGGTAATGATCATAAGTATTCAATTGAATCACTTGGTAATGTAGCGAGCGCACCAAATCTCAAGAATAATATATTCAGGTTTGAAACCCCCGCTGAGTCTGCACTTAAGATTCAACTTAACATACGACGTGGTGGTGCTTCCTATGAGAATACATTTGGATGGTATGTAACTAACGCAGACAATGAACCTATCTTTGGTCGTGTTCTAGTAGACAATGCTACTGATGCATCTGGTACTTTCCATAGAAAGATTCCTAGAGACGAGATCAATTCTTATATGCCTTGTAATCTTGGGTTCTTTATAATTTCTGATGGTAATAATGGTGGTGCATTTGATGGTCAAGACATTACATTCTCACCACATAATAATTCGCACGGTCCTGGATGGACTACTAATGAGAACAGTCATCCTAAACAAAACGGATATGTATTTTTCTCAGACAGGAGATTGAATCCAGATAAAAGGGATCAGACTAAGTGGCCAGATAATGTTTGGCAATATTGGGAAGACTTGTTCGATGGTGATGAGGACTATAATGATGTTCGTATATCATATAGAGTAGGGTATGGTGAAAGTGAATACTACTACGAAGGTATTGAATGTTATGTGTTCTCTGAACCTGCTCAACCAGTTATGGCAAACATCAACGTACAAGATGACTGTGAGAAGAAAGCATTTAGGAAGGGGTCATTTGGTGATGTGATGTTGGTCCGTACAGAATGTGGTTCCTATCACGAACATCCTAAGACAGGTGCTGACACGTGGGAGTGTGGTAAATGTAAAGGTGACTATGCAAATAGTATTAACAGAGTACAGAAAGTTAAGATTGCAAAATCTACAACACTAACGATCAGATCACACGGTGGTATGACTGCAGGTTATGGTGACTGCACTAAGTTTACTTGGTTACTTAAATTGAATGGTGATGTAATCTATCAAGAGAAATCACTAGTATCTGAATGGAAAACGATCGGTGCTGTCTTACATACTTTTGATGTACAGAAGGGAGACAACTTAGTATTTAAAATTAAATCAATCGACACAGGACACTACAACGGAAAAGCATCTCCTGCATTCGCAATCAGAGATGAATCGGAAGGTACATACGTCAATACTTGGACTGTCAATTTACTTACACAGTCACACAGTTATGGAACTGACAGTAAAGATCAAGCAGAGGGACAACCACAATCAGGTCCTGAGATTACAGAACCGTGTGGTCTACCTACTAGTGGTCAGTTATTTGTTTGGAATAATCACTTGGATGATGACCCAGATAAGGAAGATTATACAACTGTAATAACAAATAAGGTAGTGGATCAAGCAGCAAACGTTTATTTGGATCATCCTGATAGAGCATCACAGAGATGTAGGATCATTAATGGTAAAGATATTGCACTTAGATACGAAGATGGTGATGTAGGTTACGTTGATGTCGTCGCAAAGAACGGATTCTCAGTGAGACTCAAGTATCTTATTGAAGATAAAGACAGTTATTATGTCAGATGGTACCTTGATAGTGTTGAAGACTGGGGTAGTGGTGGTTTTAAAGTTAATGATGAGTTTGATTTACTCATTGATGATCAGGATGAGTATTTCAATACAGATGAAAATGGATTTGATGGTATTACTTGGTCTGGTCCTGAGTATTATAAGATAGGATTCAAAGTGACTGGTGTTAACTCTGATCAGTGTCCCGACCCTAATGAAAACCAAGGTAGGATTCAAGACATTGCTCTTGGTGCATATGGTGACATAACAACTCCTAGACAACCAGATGCGATTGTGGTAAACAATCAGAGCACTACAGGTAATGAGTATGCAGTTAATATGAATGAGGTCTTCCAGAGTTTCTTCTTGTATGAGAGTGGAACTGCAACATCATTCCATCAGTATTGGTTGGAACAAACCGCTGCAGGTAATGACGTAGTGTTTGCAACAGATTACTCTGATCAGAAAGGACTACGTTTCAGACTAAGGATAAGAGTTACACGTCAGGACAACTATGAGTCTGGTGATGCGTATAAGTTTGATAGATATGGATGGTTTGGTATGGTAAGAATCTCACAAGTATTCTCTTACGGTAAGAGATATGATGCAGATGATGTGCTTAATATTCAGTGGCCGCCTAAGCAATTGCAGGTTACTGATGGTGATGAACCAATGTCTCCTTACTTCCCTAGTCAAAAGAACCTACCTAAGAAAGTTCTTGTACGGGATGCTACCACCGCTAGATACAAACGTAATGCTAGAATGGCAATCTACCAATCAATGCACGACAAAACGAGCACGGTATGGTATAGTAATAGGACTGCTTATCAACCTACACAGGTGAGGCAGTTCAACATAATCATTAAAGATACCGACTAATGGATTACTGGGACAGACGCTTTATGAAATCTAAGATGGAGTTGGATGCTATTAAAGGAGCACTCAAGTCTGGAGATCAAGCGAAAGCGAAACAGAAACTTAAAAAGATTAGAAAGTTTTTTAGATCACCCTTGGGAGAGGTTGCAAGATTGGACCAAACCCTATATAATGTTACGAAACCGACACAGGAGGACACGATTGATGCCATCAACGAAGGATCAAAAGATTCGGGGGATGACACTGCTGATAGAGAGTCTGCACAAACCTGATTCTAAACTCAGAGCGTGTGCACACAACCAAGAATGTTACGATGAACTCTTAAATTATCGTGACGAATTAGTAGAGTATTGCCATACAAAATTGGGAGAAATCAATGCTCAATCTTGATCAATATTACCATTCTTATTTGGAGAATAAACAGAAAAAGTTCTGTATTGATGGGGTTTATGAGTCCGTAGTCTCCTATGGTTACCATTGTGATGGTAGCGACATAACTGGACACTATGTCTTGACAGATAACTACCGTTTAGTGTATGATCGTTCTGGGTTATTTCAATACAAGGAAAAGTGGTCGAGTGGTTGATGGCATTGGTCTTGAAAACCAACGATGTGAAGGCATCCGTGGGTTCGAATCCCACCTTTTCCGTTACACAATTAAACAATGTTGTGTATAAATAATCATTCGTGCCCGAATCGTATCGCATCACGAATCGTTCACACTATTAATTAAGGAGTTTTTTTAAATGATCAAATCTGCATTCGCTGCTCTTGCCGCTGCAACTGCTATTGCTGCCCCATCTGCGGTCCTTGCAGGACCCTACGTCAACGTGGAAACAAACGCTGGATGGACTGGTTCTAATTACACATCTGCAACCACAGATCTTCACGTGGGGTACGAGGGTGCCACAGGAAGCGCTTCATATTACGTTCAAGCGGGTCCATCTGTAATCGCTGTTGACGGTGCTGAGAGCAGCACTGAGTTCTCAGGTAAGGCAGGTCTTGGACTGTCTGTTTCAGAAGCAGTTGGAGTATATGGTGAAATCTCATTCCTAACAGATGAGGTTGCTGACACTGGTTATGGTGGTAAATTAGGAGTTAAGTACGCTTTCTAAGTTTTTCATACCATAATAGATACTAGGGAGCATAGTGCTCCCTTTTTTATTCTCTAATGACAATGCCTAACACTACTATTATCTACACTCGTGACGGTTGCCCTTTCTGTGTTAAGATTAAGAAACTATACGAGATGAAAGGATGGAAATTCCAAGAACAAAAACTTGATGTCAACTTCACACGTCCACAATTCTGGGAAGAGTTTGGTCGTACTGCTACGTTCCCACAATTAATCGTTGATGGTAAAAGGACTGGTGGGTGTAACGAAACACTCACACAGTTTAGATCCCAGGGTCTTCTATAAATAACCTTAGCGTTATAGGAGGTCTCTAACTTGCACCCTTTGTTCACCTTACTTGGAGAGACCGATGGAAACAGCATTATATGTCTTCGCAATCATAGGATCATTCCTAATTGGAGGACTGGTAACTTGGACAGCGAAAGACTACATTGATGCATACATTGATAACGCTGCTTACGCAAAGTCAATTACGCATCCTGAGATGCTGGATGAGGAAGGCAATGTAGATCAGACTGAACTGCTCTACTTGCGATTCACAGAGAACGATGATATACTTGATGTTGAAGACGACGACTAAGTTATGATCCTGGTCGATATGAATCAGGTAATGATCGCTAACCTTATGGTTAGTTTGTCACTATCTGATGAACTACAAGAAGGACTGGTTCGCCATATGATCCTTAACTCGTTGCGTAATTACAGGCACGAGTTTCGGAAAGAGTATGGTGAGTTAGTCCTTTGCTATGACAGTAAACACTACTGGAGACGCGAATACTATCCGTACTATAAAGGTACGAGAAAGAAAGACCGAGAGAAGTCCAAGCACAATTGGAACAACATCTTCGATCTACTGAACAAACTTAAGGATGAGTTTCGAGAGTCACTCCCCTATAAAGTTGTTGAGGTTGATGGAGCAGAAGCAGATGACATCATCGCAATCCTTGTTAAAGACCAAGGTCTTAAGAACATACGATTGCAAAACAATATGCAACCTGCTCAGAAAGTTTTGATCCTATCTGGTGATAAAGATTTCATTCAACTACAACGCTTTAGGTTTGTTACTCAGTACAATCCTTGCCTCAAGAAATATGTGAACGGTGTAGACCCTCTCATCTATATCTCTGAGCACATCCTCAAAGGCGATAGGAGCGACGGAATCCCCAACATCCTATCAGACGACTCCTGCCTTACAGAAGGACGCAGACAGCGCCCTCTGGCACGTAAGAAGATCGATGTCTGGGTACAGAACTTAGACTACATCCCTGAGGAAAACAAAAAGAACTACGAAAGAAACAAAACTCTGATAGACTTTTCTTGTATCCCAAAAGAGGTTGAAGAAAAGATTATAGATACCTATGAGAGTTTTAATCCTCCTGCACGTAAGTACGTGTGGAAGTATCTTGTAGACAACGAACTAAATGATTTGCTCCAACAAATAGGAGACTTTTAACTATGGC